ATATCGGGCCGGTACGTCCACCTCCGGTGGGACGAACTGCGACCTGACATCCGCGATGCGCTGGTCGAGGAGATGCGCCTGACGGCGGCGGACCTCGATGCATCCGACATAGCCGCCGGCCTTGATGCCCTGAACACCCCCATCGTCGCCACCTGGCCCGAGGTTAGGGACAGGCTGGGACTGGTGCGATACCTCGACAAGAGCGAGCAGAGCGCCATGGACGCCGCCCTACGCGCTTCTGGCGAAGGCGTGCACGCCCTGTGTTTCGAGTGCAGCACGGCATTCCCCATCGGCCAGCCATGCCCGACCTGCAACCCGAAGCGAGAGGAGGACTGACATGGACGATACGGAAGCGACGCGCCTTGCTCGGTTGGCCGCAATGGAAGACGATTTTCCTGAGCGCATGAAGAACTCCGGGCCAGGCTCTTTCGGCTGCCATGAAGTTTTGGACCGGGCCTCGATCATCACGAATCTCGTCGGCGACTGGCTGCTTGAGCACCCGTCGATCGTCTTGAATGCCGAGTGGTTCCGGTTAGCCGACGAAGCCCAGACGAAGCTGATGAACCTGTATCAGGCCATCGGCACGAAGCACCTGTGAGGAGGACTGAGATGCCCATAGAACCGCACAGGATCGAGGCGGCGATCACTGCCATTCTCGGGATGACCCCCGAGGGCTCCGACATGACCAGGACGCAAGCCGCCATTTACGCGGTGTTTGCGCTTGAAGCGGGGTACCCCGAGATTGCCGCCGGCACCGCATGGGTGGCGCCTTGGGACACGAGCCACGCGATGTGGACGGTAGAGGTGAGCGGCATCACGTGGCCGGCGAGCGCGTGGGAAATGCTCCGAGACGCCCATCTCTCCAAGGGAAAGGACGATGACCATGGGTGAGCGAGTCCCGATGATACCGTGGCCGGCGAGTTACACACATGACGCTGACGAGCACGCGGGCCACCTGTACTACTTCCGACGGGCCGATGCGGCCCCCGGCCCGTACAAAAAGCAACGGTACGTTGTCGCCCTCATCGACATTGCGGACGATGGAACGCTCGCCGGAGTCGAACTCATCGACCGGATGCCTCCCCCTCCGAACACAGGAAAGGGGGATGGGGTATGAACCGACGTTCGTTCCTGAAGTTCCTGCCGGCCGGGGTGATCGGCGCGAAGCAGGCGGCTGCCGAGGCGGCGGAGAAGTTGGCGCTAAACGGGGTAAGCGGCAGCATGTCCCTCAGCGGCGCGCCGTCTACTGTGGCAGGCCCGATAGGGATCGGTAACGACTGGGCACGGGCCAACCTGAAGCGTCTCATCGATCCGGAATGGTTAGCTTATCGGAAACAGCAAGTGGCGGTCGGCGCACTGGATGCCGACCTCGCGATGATGAAATCCATCGCGCTTGGCCGCCGCATCGACATGCAGCGCGACCGCAACTTTCAGCGCGAGACCGACCGCGAGCGGTCGTATCTCGAAAAGACAATCGCGGGGTTTTTCGATTGAGCAAGAAAAGGACGCGCCGCAAGATGCTCGGTATCCGAGAGCCCAACGGTCGCCTCTCAAGGCGCGTCGTATACGCACGGGAACGCGAGGACATGAACGAGCGCGATGCTCAGTCCGTCGTCATCGCCGCTCGGATGCGCCACACGGGCCTGCCCGAAGCGGCTGTCAGCCTCAACCACGCCGGCCGTCCGAACGCCGGCACCGTCCACGGCATCATGTGCCTCCGGGGCGACCTCACCCGCGAGCAGTTCGACGCTGCCGAGTGGTTCATCGGCAAGCGCGCCGCATACCTTCGCGCCATCGAATCCCCCAACCAGGAGACAGGACGCACCGAGGGGGGAGGGGAGTTCGACCCTGACCGTCACGCCGAGTTCTGCCGCATGGCCCGGGAGAGCTGGTCAGCCGTCTGCGATTGCATACAGACCGCATCCACAGAAAACCGCGCCCCGCTCATGTCGGCCCTCGACGTGTTCCTCGTCCGCGGCCACCATCTGCAACACATGGTCGGGGACCTGAGGATTGCGCTCAACGCCGTGCATCGGCGGTTTCTGGCGGGACAGAGGAGGGCGGGATGAGCGACGAAGTATCGGCGAAGCGCCGCAGACAGATCGAATCATTGGGCCGAGAAGTGGCCGCTGCCGGGGGGGACCCTGTAAAGGTCGTCGATGTGGTTCAGCGGCATCTGTATGACCTTGCGATGGTCATAGCGATGGCTTGCACGTCTGACCGCGAGGCGGCGCTGCTCGCTCGCGACGTAGGGCAGGAACTGCCTCGCTGCGTTGCCGTGGTGCGAAAGACCCTCGCGGGCGACCCCCTTGACACCCCCTGACGGATGCCCGATAACCGTCAGCACAACAAGACTCCCGCTTCGCGCCCGTGGCCCATGCTGCGGGCGTTTTGATTCCGAGGCACATGCCGTCGAGCCCCCCGGACAAAGCCCGTGAGTACAATGCGCGCTGGCGTGCCAAGTACCCTGGTCGTGACCAGGAGGTTAAGTACCGTCATCGCTACGGCGTCGAGCTATCCGCACTGCCCCCTAAGCCGGATACCTGTGACGTATGTGGACGCGGCGGGAAGATCGGGCTTGACCACGATCACACATCCGGTGGTTTCCGGGGTTGGCTTTGCGACCCGTGCAACGTGGCCCTCGGGCTCGTGAAGGATGATGCCGGACTACTCAGGAAGCTTGCGAGCTACCTTGAGGAAAAGGCACAGCAGATCAAAGACGTAGGCACTCAGACCAATGGCGTTCCAAAAGGGGCGATCCGGCAATCCCGGCGGCGAATGGAAAGACAAGCCCTTTCGCGAAGCACTGAGGCTTGAGATCGCCGCTGCCGGCCCTGACCACAAGGCCCTTCGCCGCATAGCGCGCCGCCTCATCGAGGACGCCACGGACGGCAACATGCAGGCGATTGCCCAGATCGCCGACCGTCTCGACGGCAAGCCCGCGCAAGAGTCTACCGTGACCATCGATGACAAGCGCGATGCAACAGACTGGTCCCGCTCGGAACTGGTCGCGTTCCTCAATGACGCCCGCGCAGGCAGCAACGGAACTGCTGCGAAGGACGGACGCGGCGGAAAGCCTGATAAGGTTCACTGAGTACACGTTCGGCCGGTACGCCACTTCCTCGCATCACCGCATCGTTGCAGAGCATCTTGAAAGGGTGGATCGCGGCGAGTGCGACCGGCTGATGCTTCTCATGCCGCCGAGGCATGGCAAGTCGGAACTGGCCTCGCGTCGGTTCCCGGCCTTCTACCTCGGCAGGCATCCCGAAAAGCAGATTGCTTCGGTCTCGGCATCGGCGGACCTCGCCAGCGACTTCGGCCGCGACGTTCGCAACCTGATCCAGAGCCCTGAGTACGCGGCGCTCTTCGACACGCGGCTGGCCGAAGATAGCCAAGCCCGCAACAAGTGGCACACGAACCGCGGCGGCATCTACTACTCGCTCGGCGTCGGCGGGCAGTTCATGGGCCGTGGCGCTGACGTGCTGCTCATCGATGACCCGTTCGCCAACATGGCGGAAGCGCAGAGCGAGCTAACCCGCAAAAACGTTTGGGAGTGGTACACCGGCACGGCCTATAACCGGCTCCAGCCCGGCGGCGCGATTGTCGTCATCAACCATCGAATGCACGAGGATGACCTGTCGGGCCGGCTCCTGGCGCAGCAAGCGGCAGGCGGCGACAAGTGGGAAGTGGTCGATCTCCCGGCGATCGACGCCGAGGGCAAGGCGCTGTGGCCCGAGGCCTATCCGATCGAGGCGCTTGAGCGCATCCAGCGCAATTCGCTGCCACGGTTCTGGAGCGCGCTCTACCAGCAGCGCCCGGCGCCGGAAGAGGGCGATTATTTCAAGGCCGACTGGTTCAGGACATACGACGCGCTTCCCCCGCGATCGGAGATGCAGGTCTATGGCGGATCGGACTACGCCGTTACCGCTGACGGGGGAGACTACACCGTCCACGCCGTGGTGGGGCTCGACGCCGACGGGCGAATGTATCTACTGGATATCTGGCGACGCCAAGCGGCTTCGGATGTCTGGGTCGAGGCCTTCTGCGATCTCGTCAAGGAATGGAAGCCCATCGGCTGGGCCGAGGAAAAAGGCCAGATCGCGTCGGGCGTCGGCCCGCTGATCGACGTTCGCTCCCGGGCTCGTCAGGCCTTCGTCCACCGCGAGGCATTCCCGACGCGGGGCGACAAGGCAATCCGGGCGCAAAGCATCCGGGGTCGCGTGGCGCTCGACGGGCTGTATGTGCCCCGCAACGCGCCGTGGCTGGCGGAACTCCGATCGGAACTGCTCCACTTCCCGGCTGGCAAGCATGATGACCAGGTGGATGCCTTGGGCCTCGTCGGACAGTTGCTCGACAAGATGGTGAGCGGCACGCGGCCGAAGGCTGGCGAGAAGCCGAAGTTTACGGACTACAAGCCCCGCGCCCCGCGCGACCAGTCGAACATGATGGTGCTGTGATGACAGATCGCGAATGGGGCGATGCGCGCCGCATGTGGGCGGAAGCCCGGCGCATTTCGTGGGAGGTCGCGATCGGATTCTGGGACTGGCTGCCTGTGGTCGGCGAGGCCGAGGACGGCGCGCCAATCCGCAAGCACCCGTCCTGGGGCACGGGCGTGAAAGAGCCCAGCGGGTACGTTTGCTCGCCGGTCGCTTACAGCGTTCGGCTTGAGTGCGGGCGTTAGGGCAATGACGGCTCTCGACGTTCTGCGCCGCGCTGGCATCGCGCCGAATGGCGCGGTGGCCCTGCCGCCCCATCTGCGCCGGCTCGCTGACGAGATTCTCCGCAAGGTCTGACCTATGGCCGTTGGCGTCGCATCCTCCCCGTCAGGCTACGGCTCTTCGGGCCGTGGCGTGTCGAGCGGTGGCACTGCCACGTCTACCGGCGACAAGGACGAAGGCAGCAGCGTCGCTGAACTCCGCAAGCAATACACGGACTTCCTGTCCTCCAAGACCGCCGAGATCGAGGAACAGCGCCTTCACCGCCACTACTACCACGGCGACCAGCTCACCTCGGCGCAACTGAAGACGCTCCAGGACCGCGGCCAGCCGGCGACGATCCGCGACAAGGCCTCGCGCAAGATCAACGGCGTCGTCGGCCTCCTCGAGCGGATGCGGCAGGACCCGAAGGCCTATCCCCGCACGCCGAAGCACGAGGAAGGCGCGGAGACGGCAACGGGCGCCGTGCGCTACGTCCTCGACGCGAACAACTGGCCGGCACTGGCCGCGAACGAAGCACGCGACGGCGCGATCAACGGCATCTTCGGGCTGGAACTTGACCTGATAGAGGGGGACCAGGGCGACCCGGATATCGGGCTCAACGAACTCGACAACGACACGTTCTTCTACGACCCGCGTTCGTTCCGCTACGACTTCTCGGATGCCCGGTTCATGGGCGTTGCGAAGTGGGTTCACGTCGAAGTCGCCAAGGAGATGTTCCCCGACAAGGAGGACGAGATCGACAGCCTCGTCTCGACGGGCACGGGCGCCGAAAGCTGGCAGCAGCGCGATCGCGAGCTGAAGTGGACGGACAGCAACGAGAGGCGGATTTTCCTCGTCGAACACTGGCACATTCGCAAGGGCGAGTGGGTGTGCTGTTGGTACTGCGGCGACACGAAACTGAAGTCCATCGCCTCGCCGTTCCATGACGAGAAGGGCAAGACCACGAGCCGCTACGTCGTCGGCTCGGTGAACGTCGACCACGACGGAGACCGCTACGGCTACCTCCGCCTGCTCAAGACGCTGATCGACGAACTGAACATGCTCGTGTCGAAGCGGGCGCACCTGATCAATACCCGCCGCATCATCGCGGAAAAGGGCGCCGTTCCGGATGTGGACACGGCCCGCAAGGAGGCCGTGCGTGCCGACGGCTACTTGGAGGTCAACCCGGGCTTCAAGTTCGACTTCGACGACCAGCGCACGATGGCGGATATCAACGCCATCAACATGGCTATCGACGAGGTCAAGACCGAAATCGAGAACTTTGGCCCCAACCCGGCGCTGATCGGGCAGGGCATCGAGAACAAGTCGGGCAGGGCGATCGCGCTTCTCCAGCAGGCGGGCACCGCCGAACTCGGGCCGGGCATCATCAGCAACCGCGACTGGAAAATACGGGTCTACCGCGCGGTCTGGAACGCCATCCGTCGCTACTGGTCCGCCGAGCGCTGGATTCGGGTGACGGACGACGAGGGCGCGGCCAAGTTCATGGGCCTCAACGTCATGCAACTCGACCCGATGACGGGCCAGCCGAAGCTCGTCAGCATCGGGCCTGACGGCCAGCCGATGGACACGGGCGGCATCGACAGCCTGGACGTGGATATCATCCTCGACGAGGGCCCGGACACCCTCAACGTCATGCAGGACACCTTCGAGACGCTTCAGGCGCTTGCCCAGAGCGGGGCTCAGGTCCCGCCAGACGTGCTGATCATGGCGAGCAACCTGCCGGCCAGCGAGAAGAAGAAGATTCTCGACCGGATGGAAGAGGCCGCGAAGCCGAAGCCGTTCGACGAGCAGGTCATGCAGATCAAGGTCGTCGAGGCCGAAGGCAAGGCGCGGAAGGTCAACGCCGAGGCGGACAAGATCGCTGCGGAAGTGCCTGGCGTCGATGCGACTGCGATGAAGGCGCGGGCCTCGGCGTTCAAGGACGTGACGGGCGCGGCCATGGACATCGCGGGGGCGAAGCAGCCCCAGCCGCCGCCCCAGGACCTCGGCGGCTCGACCCCGTTCGGTTGATAGGAGACAGACATGCCCACTTTGGCCGAACGCGAAAGCGCGCGGATCGCGAGCTATGAGCCGACGGCGCTCAACGCCGTCATCATCGACGCGGCATCCTCGGGCGACAACACCCTCCTGGCAGCCGTCACCGGCAAGAAGATCAGGGTTCATTCGCTCTACCTCATCGCGGCCGGCACCGTGATCGTGCGCTTCGAGAGCGGGGCGAGCGGCACGGCTCTCTCGGGCCAGATGAACCTCGTGGCGAGCACCGGGTTCGTCCTGCCGCACAGCCCCACGGGCTGGTTTGAGACGGCGACGAACACGCTGCTCAACCTCGAACTGTCGGCCGCCATTTCGGTGGACGGCGGCTTCACCTATTCGCTGGTCGACTGATGAGCCTGACGACGCTCGGTGTCGGCGGCGGCGCACGGTGGTTCGTCGGCGCCGCGGAGGCGATCGACTTCGCCAACGGCTGGTCCCTGAGCGGCGGTGCGCCATCGTCGCTGCTGACGACGACGCGGGCCTCGACGGCATGGGCGCCGAACGCAGCGGGCGTCTACACGTCGTTCTCGTCCAACACGCCGCGGATCACTGATCTGGGACTGCTGACGGAGGAGGCGCGGACCAACTCCATCCGCAACAACTCCATGCAGGGCGTCACGACGGGCGTTATCGGCTCCGGCGGTGCGCTGCCGACCAACTGGTCGAATGCGGCGCTGCTCGGGCTCACGCTCGCCGTGACCGGCAGCGGCACCGAACTCGGCATGGACTACATCGAGCTGCGGCTCTCTGGCACGTCGTCCGGGTCCGGATCGGCCCAGGTCTACTTCGACACGACGACGGGCATCACGGCGGCGAGCGGCCAGACATGGACGGAGAGCGCCTTCGTGCGCTTGGCTGCCGGGAGTTGGGCGAACGTGTCCAACGGCGGGCCGCGCCTCGAAATCTGGGAGCTGACCTCGGGCGGCGCGTATGTGACCGAAGGGGACAGCTCCTATTTCACCGGCATCGGCACGACCTACCAGCGCCTGTCGTACACCTACGCGCTGGTGGGCGGCGGCACGGTTGCTCGGGCGCTGCCGCTGATCAACCTGATCTACGGCAACGGCGTCGCGATCGACGTGACGTTCCGCATCGCGTGGCCGCAATTCGAGCAGGGCGCCTTCGTCACCAGCCCGGTTCGGACCACAGCGGCGGCGACGACGCGGGCTGCGGATGCGGTCAGCCTTACGACCGTCCCGGTATCCGGCGGGACGTGGACGGCGTTCATCGACGCGACGAGCCCGGACAACAGCGCGACCCGGTATTTCCTGGCCGAGGCCAGCGGCAACCGGGTCATCTACAACAGCGGCTCCAACGTGGCCGCGAGCGCCTTCAACGGCTCGGCTGCGGTGGCTAACGGCTTCGGGCCGACTGGCGGGTGGGCGACAGGCGGCCGGGCCGCCGTGGGGGCATCCGGGGCCGGGCGTTCGGTGGTGTTCAACAACAGCGCGGTGGGGACGGACGCCAACACCCAGACGTTCCCAACGACGCTCTATATCGGCGGCATCAGTTCCGGCGCGCTTGGCGCGGTGACGACCCGCCGCATCGCCCTCTGGTCCGTGCGCCTCCCCGACCCTCAACTACAGGCCCTCACCGCATGACCGACGAACTGGCGACATACCCGACGCTCGCCGCGGCACAGGCGGCAACGCCGGCCACCGCGCCCGAGACGATCCTCCTTCTCGGGTATCTAAATGCGGGCGACGGTGGACGGGCTTATTACCGCAACTACGGCCAGACGCCCCCGCCTCTGACGCAGGGGCGGTTCTCGCTCGTCGCTGGCGGGGTGACGACCTGGTATCTGCTCGATGAGCAAACCCCGAACGAACTGATGTTCGGCGCGGTCGCCGGGGCTTCGGATGCTGCCCGGACGGCGGCCATCAACAACCTCATGGGTTTCTGCCGAGTCATCACGCCTTGCCGCAAGGCGATGATCGTCGGCTCACACACCATAACCTCCACGATCACCGTCTACAGCGGACTCGTGGTGGAGTTCGCCTGCCCCTATGCGTCAACCGGCGCGTTCCTCACGAAGGGTTTCAACGGCGACATGATCTCGCTCGGCGCCAGCGCCAAGCTGATCGGTTGCCGGCTCGTCGGGAACGGCGCCAACTTCACCGGGCGCGGCATCGTCATATCGAGCGGCACGAACCAGATTCTCGTCGACCCTGACATCCAAGGCATGGAAGGCCCGTGCCTTGAATTCACCGTTGAAGGCGCTGGCTCGCGGTTCAAGTGTTTGGGCGGGATCATGGCCCGGCAATCCACCACGGCCCCGGCCATTGTCGGGCCGGCGGTTGAGGCCGCCACTACCGGCTTCCGGCATTTCTTCGCCACGCATGGCCTTGGCCAGCCGCTGATCGACTTCAAGGCCGGCAACTACTTCACCATGGTGGCATGTGCCGGCGGCGGTTTCATCTTCAGCCCCAACAGCCAACGGGTATTGTTGACGAACTGTCGCGTTGCCGCTGCCACGACAGTCCTCGGCAACCAGCACGTATTCGAGGGCAACGCCTTTGGAAGCACGGTGACGTTTGCCAGCGGGTCATTCGGTTGCAGATTCTCGCGCACCAACCTTTCTGCCGGCGTGATCAATGCCGCTGCCGAGGTGACGAACGTCATCGAGAGCCCCGGTTCTATCCCCGTCCTCGATCCGCCAAGCGCCAACCCCGGCACGATCACCGGGCAGGCATCCATCTATGTCGATGCCGCCGACGGCGACCTCAAGATCAGGTTCGCCGATGGCGTGACCAAGACCATCGTGACGGACGCCGCCTGACCAATCCCCTTCGGCGGGGTGACGCCGACCAACGCTGAAAGGAAACTGCCATGCCCACACTCGCTGAACAGGAAAGCGCGCTGCTCAAGAACGGCCCGCTCGTCCCATCCCCGATCCCCGCCGCCCGCTTGACGGCCATGCCGCTGATCGTCTCCAAGGCGATCCCCGCAGTCTCGGTGCTCACCACGGCGGCATCGCCCTACAGCCTGTTTACCGTCGTCGGTACGGTGCTGGCCCAGGTGTTCGCCGTCTCCGGCGCCGCGCTCGCGTCGACCTCGAATACCGGCACGCTCGCCGTCGGCATCTCCGGCAACACGGCGTGCTATCTGGCGCAGGCGACCATCAACGGCACCAACTTCCCGGCGGCCAACACCGTATGGGCCGGCGACTCCTCGCCCACGCTTCTCGGCGAGGTCCTGACCTCCGGCGCCCTGACCGGGGTGCTCCAGGGGCCGACGCCGATCATCGCGACGATCGCCACCAACAACCTGACGACCGGCTCGATCACGTTCTACTGCTTCTACTACCCGATCTCGCCGGACGGCATGGTCACGGCGGCGTAACAGGCCGGGAACCAGTTTCCGACCCTTTCTGACCTACCTCGTCAGGCCCACGAAACGGGCCACGAAACTCCCACGATATTCCTAATTTCGTGGCTCGTCCGCGCCGACGATACAGGCGCTCCGCCCACGCGCAGCGACATGCGCGTCTCGTCCCACAAACGAAACTTGTGAAGGAACGTTCTCATGCAGGACGCGGACCTCGATTCCGTCAACGATGGCCTTTCCGAAGCTCTCGCCTCCATCCCCTCCGAACCGGTATCGACCGGCGGCGCGGAGCCGGCACAGGAGAGCGAGGCAGGCCCCTCGCGCGATGAGCGCGGGCGCTTCAAATCCGACGCCGAGAAGGCAGAGGATGCGGCGGCGACGGCCGGCAAGGCAGCCGATCCCGACGAAGGCGAAGGCGGGCGCGTCCCGGCCTGGCGTCTCAGGGAACTCCGTGAGGAGAGGGATGCCGAACGCCGCGAGCGAGAGACCGAACGCCGCGAACTGGAGGCCCTGAAGCGCGAACGCGCCGCATGGCTCCAGCAGCAGCAGAGGCAGCAGCCCCCGCAGCGTCCCGACCTCTACAACGACCCGGACGCCTACGCCGATTACGTCGAGCAGACGGTCGGGGGGCGCGTCAAGACGGTCGAGGATGTGGTCCGCGACCGCTTCGTGAACCTGACGTTCGCGGAGCAGCATGAGCAGCACGGCGAAAAGTTCGAGCAGGCCATGTCGGCGCTCGAGCAAGCGCGTGACCCGCGCGTCGTTGCCGAAATCCAGAACGCCGTGAACCCCGGCAAGGCCCTGATGAAGTGGCACAGCCGGCACAAGGCGCAGACGGAAGTCGGCGACGACCTCGACGGGTTCATGAAGCGCAAGCAGGACGAGTGGTTGAAAGACCCCGAAGTCCGCAAGCGCATCATGGCCGAGATGAACTCGGAAGCGCGCGGCGGTGATCGTTCCTCAGACAACATCACCAATCTCCCGTCCCTGAACCGCGCCCCCGGTGGGGCAGGCCGCCAGACCCCCGGCGAGCTCGGCAACTCGGACCAGGAGATGTTCTCGAATCTTACCCGCAAGCGACGCTGAACGCTCGCCTGCGGGCGTGACCTGAAAGGGCCACTCCCATGGCACTCTCCGAA